GCGTTTAAGTAAGACATAATCAATCATAAATATCACCCCAAGTAGAGCCACTTTCATAGTCAACTTTATTTGGGATATCTAGTTCTACAGCATTTTCCATAATATTAATAATTTTTTTAGCGTGATTTTCTGACTCAACAGACAAATCTAATTCATCATGTATTTGAATATGAGCAATTATTCCCTGCTTATAAAGCTCTAACATAGATTTTTTTGTCATATCAGCAGCGGATCCTTGTATTAATTTATTTAAAGATTTATAAGTTTGTGCTCTCTTGATCCCTGGTCCGTGTTCTTGGAGTGCTTCTTCATGAGGCAATGCTCTATGCATTCCAAAACTATTAGGCTCCCATAAATGAAACCTGCATAATCTACCTAGCAACGTTCTTATCTGGCCACGTTCTTGAGCTCTATTTGATGCAGCGTTCATAAGTTGTTTAACAAATGGAACTTTAGCATGATATTGTTCAAATAACTCCGCAGCTTTTTCTTTAGATACACCTAGTTCTGCTTGTAGTTTAGTTTTTCCCATACCATAAAACAAACCAAGGTTAATTGTTTTAGCTTGTGATCTTGGAATATTTGCCATATCAGCTACGATTTGATGAAAGTCTGTATTACGATCTGTCTTATAAGAATCTACTACAGGATATACAGAGGGAAATTTATGTAGAGAAGCATAGTGTACAACAAGCCTTGGTTCTTGTTGTGAATAGTCAAAACAACCCCAAGTATGTTTTTCTTCTGGTAAGAATAAAGATCTAATCAAAGGACCTAAATCTTTATTTCTAGCAGGTAACTGCTGTAAATTTGGATTAGAATAAGAAAATCTACCAGTGACAGTTCCTCCTTGGTCAGATCGTATTTGATTTATCTCTGCATGAATACGACCATTATGTTCATAACGAATTATAGTGTCTATAAAAGTTGTATGAGCCTTATTTATTTCTCTTGCTTTAGCAATTTTTTTTACTATAGGGTGAGAATGTTCTTGTAAAAAATTTTTGGTAAAGGACGGGGCTGATGATTTTTCGGTTGTGTCGTAGTGTAAACCAAGTTTATCAAAAACTTTGGCTATTGATCTTGCAGCCCAAATCTGCACTTCTAGCCCTGTTTGTTCTTTTACTTCTTTTAGTAGGTTTAACTCTTGCAATGTTAGTTCTTGTTTCAATTTGTGTGCACGTTCTATATCTACTCTTACACCTTTGAATCGCATATCCACTAGACATGGAAATAAATCTGTTTCTAAATTAAATATAGATTCGATATCTTGATGAACTATTTCTTTTTTAAATATTTGCCAAAGTTCTAGTGTAAGTTCTGCATCCTTTTCAGCGTACGATCCAACTTCCATTGCAGGTAGTTTCCATAAATCTTCTTTTGGATCTAATCCTCTTGACTTTGCAGCTTCATTCAAAGCTGCCTCGCTTTTTCCATGTCCTAAATAATCCCAAGACAATTCGTTTAGTGAATATTTAAATCTATTTTCATCAATCAAAGATGCTGCGATCATAGTGTCTACAATTAAGCCATTGATTTTAATATTTAATTTCTTTATCCAACAGACGTCATACATAGCGTTGTGAAATATTTTAATTGAATCGGTTGCCATCGTATCTGCAAACCAAGATAAAACTTTTTTACGATCCATATTTGGCCCTGATCCGTGGGCTATGGGAAAATAAAAAGATCTACCAGGCACAGCAACGGCTATGCCCACGACATCTCCGTTACCTATAACAGAACCTGATCCTTTTGTTTTTAAATCAGGATCCCTAGTTTCTAAGTCGATCGCAATTTCGTCATATGATCTTAGATCAGGAAATTCCTCTGGCTCAACCCATTCTTTTTGTGCTTCAAATAAAGGCACTTTCATTTGTAATCCCTTTCAATAATCATTTGAATATAATGTATAGCTTTTAATAAATCTTTTTTCTTTCCTTTATCTTGGTGCCTACAAATATATTTAATTGCATTACCTTCTGCAAATAATATCTTATTTTTGTTTATAAATAAAGAGGGCTGTATTTCATATTTTTTATAATGTGCTCCTCCTATTTGTTTAAAAAAAACTTTATTCATAGCGGATAACCATACCTTTCTTTTTTAGATTTAAATAAATAAAGATTTTGCATAGATCTTGTTACCCCCACATACCAAACTCTATGTTCTTCATCTTGTTTGTTTATACTTCGAGAAGTAGATTCTCTTATTTTTCTTGCATTATCTAAAACTAAAATAACGTTTTCACATTCACCTCCTTTTGCAGCATGAATTGTTGAAACTTCTATTCTAGGTTCTTCAGATAATTTTTCTCCGTTAGATAACATACTTCTAATATAAAACTCTTCATTATGATCCATATTGATAAAAGCATCATACCATTTTATACTTCTATCAAAACCCAAATCCTCCATCTTTATATTTATTTTATCTTTAAATTTTTCTTCATCAAATGATTGTTCTAAATATTCATAAATGTCCTTAACATCTGCAATGGATATTTCTTTTCCTTCAGTTAAACATGTCCATTTTAAAATAGATTTATAAAGCTTGCTGTTAAAACTTTTTCCATACATATTTTTAAAATAAAGATTGTTTTGTTTTAATAAATTAGAAATTTCTATAGCTCTGTAAACAGTTCTAGTTAGGATCAACCATTTATTCTGTGCAATATTTAGATTATCAAAGTTAAATATATATTCTACTTTACCTAAAATAATATTTCCCTTGTTGTCTTTCTTTGAAAAATATGATTTTTCTTTTCGGTTCCCTTGAATCCTATCTAAAACAATATTTGAAATTTCTTGAACAGCTTTAGGTATACGTTCTGATTGTTGTAACACTTCTTCTATTGCAGGTTGATTGATAAATCTATCTACGTCTGCACCAGCCCATGCAAATATAGCTTGATCATCGTCCCCTGCAATAAATATGTCTTTAGATTTTTCTTTTAATATATCAAACATTTTCCATTGTATTGGGGATAAGTCTTGTGCCTCATCAATAAATACAACATCAAACGTTGGACATTTTTCTTTTTGATTAATAAATTGAGTTATCATATCTGTGTAATCAAATAAGTTATAAGATTTTTTGTAGTTTAAAAAATTTTCGTAAATATGATTTAAAACTTGAAAGTCTATATCTCTGCTCCATTCATTAGTATCATATTCATCTTCAATCGAAATATTTTTAATTCTAGCTTTATTAATTAATTTAAAATATTCGTTATCGCAATTAAGATAGCCGTTCTCATTTAAATCTGAATAATAGTTAACTCTTACACTTAATTCTTTTCCTATCTGTTCATAATGAACTGGCTGCATAACATTATCTTCACTCATTCCAAGAGTGTGAAAAGCTAAAGAATGTAAAGTTTGAAAAAATTTTACATCTGATTTTACATAGTTTTTATGTTTGTTTAAAAATCTTTCTTTTGCCTCCGAGGCAGCTTTTCTAGTAAAAGCAAAATATCCAATTTTATTCAATGAAACTCCTTTAGTTAAATAACTATTAACTTCATTTAACAATGTCATTGTTTTACCTGTTCCGGGAGGACCTAATATTTTTTTAATCATTAAAATACTTCTTTATTATCCTTTATTTTTAATATTTCTGTTTTAATTGTATCATTTAAAGACAAAGTCATTCCTTCTATGTTTAGATTTATTCTAATAACTTCTATTGCTTCAAAATTTGTTGTTTCATTATTTGTTTTAGGAAATCTTTTTTTGATTCCAAAATCTGCTTTATATCTTTCTTTTATTCTTTGAGCAGTTCTGGATTTATTTTCTTTCCACTCCTTATTCTTAAGGGTGTTAAAGAAGTTTGAAAATTTAAAATATACACATCCTTCTTCAATTAATACGGCTCCAGATTTAAATGATGCGTATGATTTAGCTCTTGGCCCATTTATATACTCCTCTAGATATTCATGTAATAACTCATTTGGAGTGGTTCCTTTTGGTGGTTCGTGTATTTCTACAGGGGGCAACAGTTTATCTAGAACACTTTCAAAATCATCTCCTTTTATTTTTGCCACGTACATATTTGCAGTTTTCATTATTAGAGCTCTTAATTCTTCCTGATCTTTTATTTGTTTAATATCTTTTGCTCGTACAGGTTTAGTCCCTTTATTTTCTGGAAGTTCAACGTTGAAAGTGTATTCAGGTTCTGGATAATTTATTTTTACTAGATTCGATAAAAGGGGAAACATTTTTTTTCTATCTGATGCGACCCCATATTTTCTTTTAAGACATTCTGCTTTCATACAAAAATTAACTATAGGCTCTTGAGTGCACATATATCCTTTAGAAGAATCTTTTCTCCAAGATCTAATTTTTTCTATAATCTTTTTTTCAGATGACCAGTCTCCTTCAATAACTCCATTAGAATCTTTTAAAAAATATTTTTGAGGTGCAGCCTTAACTATTTGTTGCCAGTTATCAGAATATTTTTTCTTAGCAAAAACCATATAGTTATATAAAAATCTATCTCTCCAATCGGATAATTTTGTTTTAGTCAAAATCTGTAAACAAGGAGGTCCATCTTCAAATTCTTCAGAACCTCCCTGTAAAACAGTTTTCACGAGGGTTAATGAAAACTCTTCTAATTCTTCTTTTGTTTTTTTGTTGTGATTAACTATTTTAATAAATTGTTCTAATGTGAACGATGATCCATCATAGTTTATAGCAACTCTTTGATCACCACTGAAATAAGGAAGATTAATATATTGTCCATTGGACCATTCATTCTTATCTTCATCAAAACCAAGTTCTGTTTGTTTAGGATATATTTCCGTGTTAGGTTTTAATTGCAAAGTAAACAATAAACTTTCTAAAAAATTTCTTAAAAATACAGCTTTTACTTTTGATTTTAAAAATAAATATAAATGTAAACCACCGCTTTTTGATTTAACTGGTATCAAGGGAAGACTGTTTTGTTTTATTAAATCTAAATATTTTTTATACGGAAAGTTATCGTAGCTATGTTGCGTATCATCAATATCAATAGCACCAAAACTAGCCATTCCATCATCATCACATGGTTGAATACCTATAGAGGTCTTTCCAGATAAATGATCCTTGTAATCTTCATTAGTTATTTCTTTAAAAGACCATCCATATCTATCTGGTTTTTTCTTACCAGTTTTCTCATCAATGGTGAACTTATCTAAATAGGCAATACCAAAATTTCTTTTTAAGCCGTTAAAAATTTCTGCAAATTCTTTCTGCATAAGCCCCTCTTGTGGGGCAAGCATAAACTTGCCCCTTGTTTTAATTAGAAATGAGCTTCTGAATTTTTTTCAGATACAGTAGACTCACCGTGTTTAACCTTTACATCACCTCTTGAAACACTTTCAGCAAAAGATTTAGCTTGTTGATATAAGGATGGATCTTGTACAGGTCCTATCTTACTAACCTCCCAACCAAACCAAGTGCCTTTATCATTTTGTTGTTGAACAGTTTTTAATTTATAAATGTGACTGAAAGATGCTGGTGTAAATAAACCATTTTTACCTTTCATCTTTATGCTTGCCATCATACTATTCCATTTTCTACTAATCTTTAATTGAGTAGACTTCATAGCAATCAGTGAAGTAGTTGGAGTTTGACCGCAAACAATTACAAAATGACTTGCAGTTTTTTCAATATAATTACCGTTAGGTAATCTATCTTTAAAAGAAGCATCTCTTTTTGTTTTAGTTAAAATATCACTAGATGATGGATGAATTCCAACTGGAGCTCCTGATCCTTCTCCTCTATCTTGCCATTCAATATACTCTAACTTATAATGACAAGGTAAAACATCTATTCCTTTTTCACCATCAAACAATTCTCCGGTCACAGAATTATAAATCATTCCAGGTTCTGAACCTTGAACGTATTTACCATCTCTCTTATTAACCTCTGGAGATAATTGCCCTAGTATTTTTAGAAAAGGTAATGCCAGATCATCATGACCCACATTACCAAGACCTTTATCTGCGTCAGCTTCGAATAAGCTTACAGCTAAAGCTCCCGCAGCTACTTTCTCAACTACTGCATTGGACTTTTTTATTCCTTGGTCCATTGTACTTTGTGCTTTGTTCATGTTTATTTCCTTACTATTTTTGTTCGACTCCCTGCGAACACGTTAAATAGATCAGAGGGCATATCTTTCCCAGATTCGATACGCTCTCTGACCAGTGCTTTGAGAGTCATGGGTTCAACCTTTAACTTCTGGGAGGGTTGATATCCATTCTCTACCGCAAGGTTCGCATAAGCGATTGCCTTGTTATCTTCGTTGCGTCCAAAGGAGACAGTGACCTCATTTTTAATAAGATCACCTAGACCGTTTTCACGAAGCCAGTTAAATGCTTCATCTTTCCTTTCTGGAGAAATAGAAGCACCGTAGACGGGTTTGACTTCTACTGCCGTACCGTCTGCTAATTTCAAAGTTGAGATATTCATTTCAGTCATCATGGTTGGAATAACTTCACCAGATAAAAGATCTATCTCTTGTTTTATTTTTTTTAACTCTTCTTCTTTTTGCAAAAATTTATCTTCAAGTGATCTTAATTTTACAACTTGATCTGATAAAACTTTTGCATCATTAATTTGATTAAATGATTCTGTTTGATCTTGTTCAAAGTTTATAGATGGCATAGTCTTTCATTTCCTTTCTGTAGTGTTTAAGTTTATCATATACTCTCTTTCTATTTCTTTTTATTAGATATAAATGATACTCTGATTTAATAATTCTGTCAAGATCTAGGATAATATAATATATATCTATGATCTTATCTAAAATAGACATTTGTTGACGAAACAACTTATACTCTAATTGTGTCTTTTTCATGTTAATCATGAAACGTCTATTCACTTTTAAATTTCCTTTTATACTTTCTACAATTGTTTTTGCTGTATAATATTTATTTCTTTCTTTCCAAAGGTTTTTATCCTCCATCAATTGCACCTTTCTCATGTAAATTAATCTCTATCGGGTAATAAATTTTTTCTTGTCTATCCCATTTTAATAAATTAAACTTACCGTTGGTAATATCTGCAGCTATAGAACAGGCCACTCCAATTATTGCAGGGTCACCTGTAAGTAGTAAATAATCTTTTTCAGTATAATCTTTTAATAAAGATCTTAACATAGCAACCAAAGGCCCTGGACTTAATATCATTTGAGAATATTCAGGTAGTAAAGTTTTTAATTTACCATATTTTTGAGCTCCCAAAATATTAAACTTTGGTTGACCTATAGTTGTACCAGGTAATTCTTGTATGATGTAAACTGTATTTTGCATGCTTTCGTATTTGACAAATTATAATCAAACGTGTTATAATACTTTTTTATAGAAAGATAAAGTATTAAATAGATGAATTATAAATTTAAAACAAAACCATACGCACATCAAATAACTGCGTTAGAAAAATCATGGAATAAAGAGGTTTTTGCATACTTTATGGAAATGGGGACTGGTAAATCAAAAGTTCTTATTGATAATATTGCAATGCTTTATGATAAGGGAAAAATTGACGGAGCATTAATAATAGCACCAAAGGGAGTATATCAAACTTGGTTTGACATTGAAATACCTACCCATATGCCAAAACATATAG